CAAGCAACGTGAAGAAGCGAGGGCAGAAGCCCAGCGGGAACGTGAAGCAAGGGAATCTTTAGAAGCCAAGGTCAAGGAACTAGAAGGCAGAAATCAGCCCCAAAAGGCTGAAGCGTCCGAAGAACCTAGACCAGAGCAGTTTACCGATATGTATGAATATGCGAAAGCATTGACAGATTATCGGGTTGATCAGCGATTAGGCGAGGAAAAGCAAAAGGAAGTTCAGGCAAAGGCAGAAGCTCAAAGGCAAGAAGTGATTAACACTTGGGCCAAACGAGTTGAATCTGCTAAATCTGAGATGCCAGATTTTGAGAATATGGTTGGGTCTGCCGATGTTGTCGTAAGCAACGAAGTGCGGGACGCAATCTTTGAATCAGATGTTGGCCCTCGAATCCTGTACCACTTAGCTGAAAATCCCGAAATAGCTGAGAAACTGCAAGGCATGACAGTCACATCCGCATTGAGAACTATTGGGAAATTGGAGGCACAGTTTGAAAAAGCCGAGCCTCAGACAAAGACTGTTGTTGGGAAAAGTAAAGCGCCAGCACCGATCAACCCGATCAGGTCTGCGGCTAATGGGCGTGATGTGAATCTAACTTCCGATGGGAATTTTCATGGTTCGTATCAGGCTTGGAAAGCGGCTAGACTTGCAGGGCGAATCCGCTGACATAAACCCATTCTTTTAAGGAAATAAAATGAGCAATAATCTGCTTACTATCTCCATGATCACCAACGAAGCGTTGATGGTCTTGGAAAACGAGTTGACCTTCTCTAGCGAAGTAGACCGTAACTATGATGATCAATTCGCTGTTTCAGGCGCAAAGATCGGTAACACATTAAACGTCCGTAGACCAGGCCGTTTCATTGGTACATCTGGCCCAGCGCTGAATGTGGAAGACTTTAACGAGACTTCAGTTCCCGTTACTTTGTCCACTCAGTTCCACGTTGACACTCAGTTCACAACACAAGACTTGGCTTTGTCCTTGGATATGTTCTCTGACCGTGTGTTGAAGCCCGCTGTTGCCGCTGTAGCCAACAAGATCGACTTTGACGGTCTGACAATGGCTAAAAACAACACTGCCAACATCGTTGGTACTGCTGGTAGCCCTCCTACATCCTTGCTCACCTACTTGACCGCTGGTGCGTATTTGGATTCTGAAGGCGCACCCCGTGACGGTCGCCGTTCATGTATCGTTGAGCCTTTCACAGGCGCAACCATTGTGGACAGTCTGAAAGGTTTGTTTGTTCCTTCCGATACTATCGGCAAGCAATACCAAAAAGGCATGATGGGCCGTGACTCTGCTGGCATGAACTGGAAGATGGATCAGAACGTGGTGAACCAAACATTTGGTTCATACTCCACTGCTACATTGGCCTGTGCTACCACTACCGCTACTGGCTTTTTGGCAACTGGTTGGGCTTCAACGTCCACTATTGCATTGACTGCCACAACCGCTACCGCTGGTTTGAAGCAAGGTGACATTATCCAGATTGCTGGCATCTACGCTGTTAACCCTCAAAACCGTAGCGCATACGGCTCTGGCAAACTGCGTAACTTTGTTGTGACTGCCGATGTGACTGTTGCCACTTCTGGTACTACTTCCGTTGTTGTCAGCCCCGCTGTCATCACAGGCGGTCAGTTCCAAAACGTGACTGTTACAAGCACAAGCGCAACCGCTGTTGTGACTCCATTCAACAACACAGGTACTGTGTCTCCGCAAAACATCGTTATGCACAAAAATGCCTTCACGCTGGCAACTGCTGACCTCGAATTGCCTGACGGAGTGGTGTTCGCTGGTCGTGCTTCCGATAAGGAACTGGGCTTGTCAATGCGTGTGGTTCGTCAATATACAATTAACAACGATTCAATTCCGACTCGTGTTGATGTGTTGTATGGCTGGGCTCCTCTATACCCCGAACTCGCTTGCCGAGTTGCGGCTTAATTAACTAAGAAAGGAAACGCATCATGGCTAATCCAGGCGCAGCAACCACAGTTAGTAACCATCCTAGCAATTTAGCAACCAACCAAGCAATTCGTTTGATCGGCTCTGCTCAGACAGTTAACCTTAACGCTGTAGGCGACACAACCGCACCAATCTTGGTGTCTGGTCGTGTTAGTGTGGCTTATGTTTTGGTAACTAATGCAAGCGTTAGCTTGACCACTGCACAAGTGGCTGTTTATACAGCCCCTGCCGCTGGTGGTACAGCAGTCTTGTCAGCAACAGCCTTAACTGGCGCTACAACTGCCGCTAAGGTGGTTAACACAGCCGCATCTTCAACAGATGCAATCACAGGCGCAAATCTGTATATTCGTAACACTACTGCACAAGGCGCAGCCGCCACAGCAGATGTGTTCATCTACGGTTATGACCTGACTTTCTTGCCTTAAAATGGCTTGAAATAAGTGAAAGAGTCACCCTCAAAAGGGGTGGCTTTTTCTTTTTATGAGCCTATAATTTCATAACAATTGACGCTACTTAGGAGCAAAAATGTCAACAGTAAACGCCTTCACCCCCAAGGGCAAAACCTACCTTGTTTCCACTTCTGACGTACAAGTTATCACTCAAGATAACGTGATTGCTGTCTCTTATCGAATCGTCAATGTAACCGCTGGAACTGTTTATTTGGGCTTTAAAGCCGCTGATCCAACGGGCGCAGCTGTGTCTGTGGGTACGGTTGCCGCACCTACTGCGGGAAGTCCAGTAAACAACATCATTGGATTTTTGTCTGGATCAATTGAAGTTGTATCTTTGCCGCCTAATGTTTGGTTAAAAGCGGATACAGCAAGTTCATTGCTGATTACGCCAGGCGAAGGCATCTAAAAGGAACATCATGGCAGTTTATCTTTCCCCTGTCGGCGGCGTTGCGGCTCAGTTTTTTACTAATACTGGCGTGGTTTTAGCAGGTGGCAAGATTTACACCTACGCTGCTGGCACGACCACTCCGCTAACTACTTACACAACTTCAGCAGGAAATGTTGCCCAAACAAATCCTATTATTTTAAATTCTGCTGGGCGCGTTTCTGGTAGTGGTGAAATTTGGATTCAATTTGCATCATACAAATTTGTTTTAAAAGACAGTAACGATGTTTTGATTGCCACATACGACAACATTCGTGCTGTTGGTGGTATTGAAACACAAACAGAAAACTTTACTGGAACTGGCTCACAAGTTAATTTTACTTTATCTGCCGCACCATTTAATGAAAACTCAATGTTGGTGTATATCAATGGTGTATATCAGCAACGAGACACATATTCTGTTTCTAGTACAACACTGACTTTTTCGCAAGCTCCTCCAATTACTTCTACGATTGAGGTTTTGTACACATGATAATTATTGACTTTGAAATTAACGGCTATAAAGATGCCCTTATTTTGTCTGATGACCATACAATGACTGATGCTGAAATTGAAGTTATGAAGCAGCAACGCTATGACAATTGGTATAAAATTATCAATAATCCCAATCCTCCGCAGATTGAAGAAAGCCAGGAGTAAATATGTCTCTAACTAAAGTTTCTTACTCCATGATTACTGGCGCGGTAGCCAATGTTTTGGATTATGGCGCAGACCCCACTGGCGTTTCTAATTCAACGTCTGCCATTCAAGCGGCAGTTATATCTTTGCGAAGCAATCCAGTATCAATTTTGCAAACATTTGGTGGGCCAACCATTACGGCTTACAGTTCTGGAACTGTGTTTTTCCCGCCTGGAAAATATTTAGTTTCGCCAGACGTTTTGCAAGTTGTACAAGACCTTGGTCTTAAATTGGTAGGGGCAGGAAGCAGACGTACAAACAATGCTGTATATGGCTCTACAACTTTGCTTTTCAGCGGAACATCATCTGGTTACGGTATTCAGACATACGGCAATGGTGGTCGAGGACTTACTATCGAAGATATGGACATTTGCTATGCAACATCTGCTTTTACTGGCAGTTTGATTGATGCGTATGATTGCCCAGGTCTTACTTTAAATCGTTGTTATGTTGGGACATACGGCATTACTGCTGGAACACGCTTGCAAACCGCTGCTGCGTGTATTCGTTCCACATACGATGAATTTATGACATTCAACAATTGTGTTTTTAGTGGCGCTGTTCTTGGTTGGTGGAGCGATGATGTTAGAACTCAATATGCGAACACGTTTGGCGGCTCTGTAACTGCATTTAATGAATGTGTATTTTATGATTTTTCCCAAAATCATGTGTATCAAAGCGGTGCAAGAACACGAATTAACGTCAAGTTTGACACTTGTGCATTTAATCCTATTACGGTCTCGCCTTCTGATTCTGCAATCAGCATCACCAATATTGATGGTATTGTCATTCTTAATTGCGCTTTTCAAGTTTCTGTTTCTTATGCACCAGTAAACAGATGGTTGTATTTGGACAACGCAACTGGTTCTGTACATGGCTGCGCGTTTGGAGATTTGACAAAATGCGCTTGGCTACAAGGATATTTGGATTTCTCAAACAATGCGGTGTTTTGCACAGATGGTGTTTTTGTAAAAGGCGGCGCTGTAAGTGGAAAAGGAAACGAATTTTCTAAAGGAACAAGTGGTTGGAATTTTGACGTTACTGACGCAGTAGTTCCTTATGCGTCATGTGTTGGGCCAGATATTTTTAAATCTTTGGTTACATATTCATATTATGTTCCGACAGATTCGGCATTGTTAAACGTTCAAATCAATTATTCATCTGATCTTGACATTTCAACCAATAAATTTACAAATGCGTCTGAGCGTGTCATAGTGACAGGTTTTGCAAACACAATTAAGACTAACACTGACGCAAATTATTCCGTTTCCATTCTTTCTACGGGAACTATAATTTCTGCAACAGGGGCTGTTAATCAAGTTTTTAATTTGCCCGCATCAATTGCTGGAACAACTTTGTCATTTACAAAACCGTCTTCATTTAATTTGGTTATCAATTGCAATGGCGCACAAAAATTTTACACGGGTAATGGAATTGTTAAAGCAACAGCAACTTTGTTAGCCGCTGATATTGGTGGCAGTTTAACTCTACGTTCTTATGGCACATCTGGTTGGTTGATTATGAGTTCTGTCGGAAATTGGACTTTCACATAAGGCGATAAAAATGGCAACGTATTATTGGGTCGGTGGTACAGGTACTTGGAATAACTCCAATACAACTAATTGGTCTTTAACTTCTGGCGGTGTTCCTGGCGTAGCCGTACCTAATAGCTCGGACACAGTAATATTTGACTCTGCTTCTGGTACGGGCACTTGTACAACAGCTGCAACCGCTGCTGCAACTTTAGCCACTTTAAACAGCTCTACTTTAGGTTTAACATTAGGAGCTAATCTTACGCTTACTAGTGGTTTTGTTTTAACTTTAGGCACAATAGATTTAGGAAGTAGCTCTTTAATAGCATTTATTTTTAGTTCAAATAACGCTAATGTTCGTTCAATTGCTTTTAATTCTTCAGGAAAAATAATTTTAACTGGTAATAGTGGAACAATTTGGACTACCAATACATCTACTAATTTTAGCTACACAGGTACTTCTTATGTTGAATTTAATTATTCAGGCTCAGTTGGCACTAGAACTATCGTAGTTGGAACGCTTACAGAAATAACTTCTTTTAACATAAAGATTAGCGCTGGAACAGATATTATTTCTGGCCCTTCATTTGCTAAAAATTTAGACTTTACTGGCTTTAGCGGAACTTTCTCAAATAACAATAGATTTGTTTATGGAAATTTAATT